ACGCAGAATCTGACTCTCCTCGGCTGAAAGCCCGTACTCCTCCCGGCCCATCCGTATGTAGTCGGAGTCGGTATACGGCGGCAGCGGCTCCTCGTCCTTCGGCGTCAAGGGCTTCTGCTCTCGTTGTGAGCGCTGCCCGGGTGTCTGTTCCACCGCTCCTCCTCCCGTGATCTGCTTGGTCATGCTTCCCTGAAAGATGCTTGATTATACCCGGTGTTGTATTGAGGTGTGGTGTGAGGCCCGGCGTCAGCCGAACTGACACCGCCTTACCAACGTGCCGCTCAACCAGCGCCAGCAAATCCTCAATCCCCAAATCCACCACAAGCGCATCAATATTCACACCACGCTCAACCGCCGCCGCCCATCGGTGGTGACCATCCAAAATGTGGCGATCCCGGCTCGTGATGATCGTGCCCAACGGCTTCCCGCCAGCCGCAATGTCCTGCACCTTGGCCCGGTTCAACCCGTTCTGGCTCCGACGTAACCCAGCAGGGTCCAAACGCTTCCGAGTGAACCTGACCCCTTCTTTACGCAGAAACGCACGAAATGCCGGGCCGTCGATCTGAGGCATGTCACGCCGACCGATCCCCAAATCATGATCCGGGTCCGAATGATCGCCATGCTTCAACACGGGCCGCAAACCTGGGGCTAACCGCACCGCCACCGCCTGCTTCTGCACCGCGTCAGCCGATGGATGAACAATCAGGTACACCATCGGCTCATCGGCCTGCTTCGTGACATGACTTGCCGGTTTCACACCCTCCCAGCCGACACTCAGCAGATACTCACCGAACGTGCGCCCCTCATGTGTCGCTCCTGAACCCAGAGCCAAAATCTCACTCGGAGCAGGCCACGTGTCCCGATCCGGTGACTCAAAACGCCGCAGAAACGCGGAATGGGCACGCTGCACCTCAGGAAGACTGACGTCCGGGTGCGTGTTGCCATAGAGCAAACCGTCCTGACCCCGGAACTCCCGCACGCCCTGAACAAAACCGAACGTGCCCGGAGCAATCGCTTCACGCTCAGCGATGGTGCGTCGCTGAACTGGGGTTGGGTTCTCCACTGGCTCATGCGTTGCTGTATCCGGGTTTACGAACTCGTTGACGGATCGGCCCCGTATTTCCCTCCTGACCTTGAGCATTGGGCGTTCGGCAAATCGGTAGCCGAATCGTTCCTGAGCCCAAGCCGCTGACCCATCATTGACGGCCTCCACCTCAATGGTCTGAAGACCGAACTGCCGAGCCACTTCCTCAGTCCTGCGCTGCATCGTCAACGCGACGCCCTGGCGTAAAGCATCCTCCGCTCCGGGTAGCGGCCTTCCGTGGATCGTCTTGCCAATCGTCAAAAACTCGGCCTTCATCGTGCTTTTTTCCAGGTTCACCCCCCTGGCCCATTCCCCGATGACCCGACCGTCCGCAGAAACCAGATCGCCGCCAGCCGTGGGGTATGGCGATCCACTACGGCTCGTCACTTGTACGGTGAACTCGTAGCCCTTGTCGGTGACATAGGTTCCAGCGAAGGCGTCGCCTATCTGATCGCTTGTGACCGTGCCGCCGCCGCCGCCGTGAGTTTTCTGGTCATGCTTGCCCTGGAGATGCTTCTCAACGTCCAACCGAGTGAAAGCACCCGGCTCTACATATCGCGTCACATAAGCACGATCGAAGTCATCTATATAATCCCAATTTTGGGCCTGTGACGGATCACGAACAATTTGACGACCATTAGCCTCTGTATCAATCTCATAGAGATCGCCACGATTACCGGCGGCATATCGTTTTGCGGTACTCAAGTCACTAAACATATACACGCCTTCGGGGCGATATTCGTAAGCAAACTCCTCCCCATCATCGCCTGTGGTCCACAGATGCTCGTCACGATATTCGTCGGTACCCGCACCCGTGTTCCATGTCCTGCCCGTCGCGTCGATGCCGTTGGTAGCAATGTCGTCACGCGCCGATTTCGGTGCCACGTGATACAAAACAGCGGGAGGATCAGGTTCCTGCATAGCGTGATTGATGTCGCTCAGGTACTCGGAATCAAAATCACTTTGCCCAAAGCGCGGCCAGATTTGAGCCGCAGTCGGCTTGCCGCTGCTCCCGCCGCTACTCCCGCCGCTCGCGTGGGTTTGCTGGTCATGTTTCCCCTGTAGATGCTTCTCCAGCGTGTCAAGCGGCGGCATCTTCAGCCTCCAACTCATCCAACCTGTCCAACCACGGCTTCACATCCTGCGACGGCAAACCCACCAGGCCACGAGACGGCGGCACCAACACCGACGTGCATCGACAATGCGGATGCGCTGGCGGCATACTCAACCCGTTCGGGAACGCCCCATTCCACGGCACCGGATTGTCCATCGAATACGCCGCCATCGCCTTGCACTCCTCACATGGCGGGCCGTAACTGGAACCCAACGGCGCCGTCACCCATCGCTTCCGCATACCCGGGTCAATCAGCCCAACCCGGTCGGCGGCTTCCCACGACGCGAACCGCCCGAAATTCTCTGCCTGCATCAACTCGGTGCGAGCGATCATCTCAGCGCGGCGGCGAATCAACTTGTCGCGGTAACGCTTGCTGAGAACAGCGGCACGCGCCCGGGCCTCCTCCGTGCTGAGGCCCGTTTCCAGCAGTCTGCGGAACTGCGCGTCATCGAACCTCAGAACCGCGTTCGCCCATCTGCTGTGCAACCCGACGACGGTGCGCAACTTGCGGGCCGTGTCATCAACCGTGGTTGGGCCGGTGAACGCTTCGCTGATGATCCGGCGTATCGCCAGACGGTTGCTGTTATCGACCTCACGGATCAACTGCGCTGATCGGGTGGTGGCGTAATCCGTGGCCCGCTGGTTGATGGTGGTGAACATGCGGTCAACCGGCGCCTCAATGACAAACTCCAGCCCAGCGGGGACGGGCGCTGGTGAGCCGGGCAGGATGATGCCGCTGGGCAGGCGTTGGCCGCTGTATTCCAGTTGACTCATCGGATTGCCACCGACACGGGGTGACGACTGGATGATTTCTCGTGCCTGCCTGGTCCCTCCACGCATGATGAACTGCCGGAGAGCGTTCTTGATGGCCTCCGCAAGCCGGTCGATGTTGACGTCGAACAGCAACGATTCCAGCAAATCAGGGTCCAAGTCATCAATTGCTTGGACGTACTGCTCACCCTCAATGGCCTGCTGCAAAGCCCGCAGCGCCTTCGCAATGGCGTCTGTGAGGGATTGCTCGCCTTTGGTGAGGGGAACACGTGGACCCGTCCCGCCGGGTTTTCTTTTCCCGCCGAACGTCAGAGGCATTTACTCCTCCGGGGTGTCGGTGCCGGTCGGTTCCTGATCCGGTGGCGGCGGTGGCTGTTTCTTGCCTCCACCGAAGGGGGCGTTAGCGCCTGGGAACGCTGGCTTGTCCGGCACGACGCCGGTTCGCTCCGCAACGATGCGTTGCTGCGGCAGCAACGCCATCACCGCCTTCATGTCTTCTTCGCTCATGTTGCCGGTGCCGGTTGCTTCCATGTCGTGGTTCGCGGGCGGCAGGCCAGCGAGGTCCCGCAGATGATCTTCCAAACCGGGGTCTGGTGCCAGGACACCGGCCTGAGCCATCTTGGACACGAAATCGCTGATCTCTCCCAGGTCCACGTGAGCAACCTCGCTGTACACCAGTTGAGGGGGCCGGGTGATGTCGATTCCGTTGAGGTGCAACAGCCGTGGGACGGCGTGCTGGTTGACGGTTTCGGCGATGGTTTTGGCGATGGAGTCAACCGACATGCTCCACAAGTCCATCTTGGTGGCGCCCAGGGCGAATGAGCCGACCCGCTCCGTGCCCAGTAGAAGGAAGTCGGAGACCAGGCTCATGGCGATCCGCTGATCCAGCCGGGTCAGCACCTTGTCCGTGTCGAACTGGCGGGACCCGCCGCTGTTGAGCAGTTTCAACTCAAACAGCGCGTGCCCATCCTCGTCGTACACCATCGGAAAGATGATGCCCTCGTTCTCGTTGCGCTTGATCGAAGTCACGATCTGCTGGATCGCGGTGAGGACAGCGACCTGTTCCGCTGTCGGGTTCGCCGACAGGTATTCGGGGGGCACCATCGCCACAGGCAGCCCGGCGAGGTCCCGCTCAATGCCGATGGCTTCGATTTCTTCGATGCGCCGCTTGAACCACCAAGGCCGGAAAGCGTTCCTCAGCAGGGATCGGCCCTCAGGGTTGTTCTTCGTAGCGGTGGTGCGGAACAGCAGAGACTTCTCAATGGGGATTTCAACTTGACCATGACCCGCATACGGGTCAACTTGATACATCGCCTCAATGCCGCCGTCGTCGCCGAACTTCCACAGCCACAGCGTTTCCTGGGACCGGATCGCCCATTTACGCCAGCCGATCTTGCCGTCGTTGAACTTTGACCGCTTCGTCGGGTTCTTCTGATCCGGCCCACCGCGCACCTTGTAGACGATCTCGTGATACGACCAGCCGTAGATGCACATGGACAGGATTTGGGACAAGGTGGAATCCCACGAGTCGCTCATGTCGTTCAGGCAGGATTCCACGAACTGGGCCACCTCAACGTCAACGGTTTCCGGTTCACCGTCAGCGGTGCTGTCGCGGTACGGGTCAACTCGCCATTCAAGACGGGTGATGACCTTCTCAATGGCGTACAGAATCGCGCCGATCACCGGGTCGTTGTCCGACATCTCCCGGTACGTCTTGATGCCCTGAATGCCGCGAAGCCGTGTCAGGAACTCATCGAACACGAAGCCGCTGGTGCGCTTCAGGCCACTGGTGCCCAACTCACTCAAGTCGTATCGGGGTGCCATGTCGCTCCCGGTTGGTTGTGGGGATGCTGAATGACCGAACCCCGGCAGACAGCCTTGGGGCGAGTCTACCGGGGTTCAGGTGTGAGATCGGTTATTCAGGTTCAGCCGGGTCGATCCAGAACTGCCAAGTAGCGCGGCCCCGTTCAACCGTGTAGCGGAACGGTTTCGGATCGCTGGGCAGTTGATGGATCACCGTGTGACACTCCAGCCAGCGCTCCTCGGCGGCGACAGCGTTCTCCTCGGCATCGTCGTCCCAAAATCGGTCCACGGCGTCGGCGAGGTAGGCAACGGCCTGCTCAAACGGGCCTTCTGCGGTGTCGTCGGGCAGATACCCGGCGAGGTTGAATCCTGCTACCCAGGTCTGTTCCATGTTTCTCCTCACTCGGGGTACAAACCCAGGACGAAGGAGTAGATCGGCTCGGTCCAGACTCCCTTTACGGGCTTGACTGGCTTCCAGGTGAAGCCGAACTCCTCATCCTTGGCGGTGTAGCCATCGGTCAGGGTGTTGTAGTGGTAGGCCCACTCGTAGGGACCGTCCTCCCATGCCACGGCCCATTGGCCGGGCTTGTCGTAGTCAGCGATCAGGCTTGGGGCGCTGGTTTCGTCGGCGCCGAATGCGGTGGCGACGGACTTCAGGACTTGCTTGGCCTTGGCCTCGGTGATCTTGGTGGTCATGCTGGACTCCTCTCTCCAATCAAAGCGTATCGCACCCCGGGTTGTGTCACTCGCCGAAGTAAGGGGTTCCTGATCCACAGACGACGCACTCATCTTCGGTACTCCAGATGACGTGCCCGGTCTTGCTCTGCGTGTAGTGCTCATGCGTGTTCATGTGGGCTCCTCTCCCTTGCTACCCCCATTGTATCACACCCGGGGTTGTATGCCTGGATGCCTCAACCGTGATCCAGTCATCGACCACATCTTCATCGGTGATGCACTTCGGGCGGCGACGAACCAGACCAAGATGACCCAGGGCTCGGTCGATGTCGTCCTCCAGCCCCCACCCGTTGAACTCAGTCACGCGGTCGCATTCGATGACAGGCTGCCCGATCCCGTTCTCATCCGGTGCAAATACCGCAATGGTTTGCGCGTCGAAGGTGACGCTCAAAGTGGTCATGACGCCGCCGCCAGTCGCGTCTGCGCCTTACGGAGCGCGTCCCATGCGATATCAGCCGCTTCCCGGTTGTACGGCCTGGCGTTGTATGCAGCCTTGTACGCATCTTCGCACCGGTTGTATTCGATAGCCGCTTCCACGTAGCGATCTTCGTCCTCAGCGGTGAGCCTCTTTGTGGGCTTCTGTGTGATCTTCATTTGGTCAACTCCTGCCGTTCGGGTAGTAGTAGTCGGTGATCTGCCAACAACTCGGCTTACAGTTGAGGCAGTAGTAGTCAGCCCAACCACCCGGCACCGGGTCCATCGCGTAGACGGTCGCGTCACGACCACATTGACACTTCATTTTGCCTCCTCCTTCTTGCATGTCTGGCAGGTTGCCTGGTCTGCGCTAACCTGCGGCCCGATCCCGGCCAGTCCCAGGTGACGCGGGTTGACGCCGATGCGGCGCCCGCACAGCGTGACCTGGCGGGCGCCCTCACAGTCGTACAAGTGGACCGCATTACCGCGTGGGGTGCGGACTCCCAGCAACTCCAGTCGAATGCCGTTCACGTCAGTACCAGCCGGGTGCGGTCTCGGCGACCGGGGCGGTGAAGACGTCCTGCGCGAAGGTGTAGTCGTTGATCTTGACGGACCACCAGCGCGGGAAAGGCTCCTCGTATTGGCGCACCTTCCGGGTGAAGGGCTTGCCGATCTCCCGGTGGATCAGTGGGACGACGAACCGTGTCGGGCCGTCGCTGGCCTCGGTCACGCCCTTGCCGACTTCGATCAGCCTGACGGACTTCTCGGTCGTGCTGACTACCTTGAAGAATCGGGCGATGCTGGCGTCGTACCCGGCGATTGAGTAGATCACTTGTCCTGCCTGTGGCTTCTGCATGATTGGCTCCTCTCCTTTGCCACCCCCAGTGTATCACACCCGGGGTTGTATGCCGCATCGGGGAAAGTGCGGAGGGACGCAGGACTGCCTAGCCAGATTGGGACAGCATCATGAGCAGCCTTACCCCATACCAAAGGCTTGACGCCCCTCCACACACCTCGGGCGCCCAAGAACACCCAAGCCTTCACACCCCCCAGCCAGCCACCGGAATCAACCGATCCGGCCTCAACTGCACCCCCAACCGCAACCACGACGCCCGCTCACGCAACACCCCAAACGCCGCCCGATACTTCTGCTGCAACCGGGCACGCTCAACCGGGTCGTCAAGATCACCACACCGGGCAGCGTTATCCAGCACGTCAGCAGCCTTGACCCAAAAGCCCACCGGATCATCCATCGCCCGCCGCAAAGCCGCTTCGTAGGGCTCGAATAAGCGTTTCGTGACCGAATCGACGGCGTTCACCACCCGGGGTGAGGCGCCCATGTGCTGCAAGTCGATGAGCGTGTACAGGGTGTCCTCCACGACATCGTGCAGCAGAGCCGCGATGACGGTTTCCTTGTCGAACCGCCACAGCGACCCAGCGACCCGTGCGATGTGCAGGATGTAGGGATGCCCACTTTTGTCGACCTGGCCTGCGTGCGCTGACACGGCGAAGTGCATGGCGCCCTCAATCGTGCCCAAGCCCTTCATCGTCCCCTCCTTCCCTCACGTACCAGCCTTGCTGCCCGTCGAAGTCGATGAGCCGCTGCCGGTCTAGGCGCCGGATCATCTGCCAGGAAACCTCGTCCGATCGGCCCGCCCTGACCAGCCGCAGGGCTTGGGCTGCCTTTGCCGTCATGCTGTGCCCGGGTAGTCGATCTGATGGACCTTGATCGCCAGCGTGATCGGATCGCACGTGCAGCCCCACACACTCCACCGAACAAACGCCGTCCCACTGGACCACGACCCGTGATCGTTTTTGAACTGCTGATCCTTGCATTGCTGACATCTCATTTTTCTCTCCTCGTCAGGCTTGAACATCGACCGTGATGGCCACCATCACCGAGTTGACCGGAAGTTGGGTTTGCGCTTCGTACCGGTCACACCTAGTGGCGATGAACGCATGAGCATGCGCGAGCAGGACGGCCATCATCGCGGAGTGATACTCGTGGTGCAGCCCCTCCTTGGCCTGCACCAGCATGGACCGTGAAATCGTCATGATGAACGTGTCGTCTTCAAAGTGCATCATCAACGGGTAGATGTCGTCGGGGTCTGTGTGAGGCACATCCATGCTCACGACGCGAACTCCTCCTCCTGGTTGATGTTGCGCACGATCCAGCCCAGGGACTCCCAGGTTATGTCGTCATAATCGGCGATCACATCGACTCGCCCGTTGCGACGAACCTTGGTGGCAACGATGCGGTAGGTGTCGCTCGGCTTGAGCGTAATCTGGATGTGACGGGCCAGTCCGTATCGGTTGCCGAACCGGAATGTGAGCCCGGTGCTGGTTGCGAGGGCTTGACGGGCGCTCACGGCGAGCCATACGTCGGTGCCGATCTGCTGACGGATGAACCCTGCGACGTTGTTTGGCGCGGTCGTTGTCATGCCTGCTCCTCCCAGTTCTTTGCCCATGCGATCGCCTCAGCGGCGGTCGCAAATCCTTCGGCGATCTTGATTCCGCTCGGCCCCGACCGGGGAAAACCGCTGAGAACGCGGCCCCAACTTCGGGCGTCGTACACGTTGTATTTGGCGGCTGTGGTGCGCCACACGTAGGTCTTCATGTTGTCCTCCCTCTCCCTTGCTACCCCGATTGTATCACACCCGGGGTTTAGTAATCGTCATCCCAGAACTCACCCGTATAAGACGGGTCGAAGTCGGCTGGCGCATGCACCGGATACCGCTCATCAATCCCGCGCTGCACCTCCAACCGCTCCTGCCAGTGCTTCTCGCATCGCGGGAACCAGCGCCCCGATGCGCTCAACGGGTAGCGGTACTCGACCGGGCCGACACAATCGCGTCGGTGCTGTTCCAAGCATTCCGCTTGCTCCATCAGGCTTCCCTCCTTTTCTTCGCCAGCAGTTTTCGTCCTTGCACCAGCAGACCGTCCAACTCGTCGTCGCTGATCCACGGGCGGTCGCTGTAGATGACCCGTCGATAGGCGTCCCAGTAGGGCTGACCCTCAGCCTCGCCCAGGCGGCGCTCAATCAGATAAGCCAGGTCGTGAATGGCGTTCTCTCTTTCCATGTGATTTTCTCCCCTCATCCGTAGTTGATCGTCGGGTATGCGCGGTCGGCCTTGACCGCCGACTTGATTGCCGCCTTGCGAGCGCCGTCGCGGGTCCGGCTCCTGCCCAGGGACCACACCTCCGGGTACTCGCTGCGGGAACCAGTCGGCAGCACCCACCAGTCCCACCACTGGCCTTTCTTCGGCGAGACCTGCAGGTCGATGCCATTCAGGTCCGCCCACGAATCTCCCTCCTCGCAAACGTCCTCCTGCCACAGGACATCGGTTTTCTCCATCAGACTTCCACCCCTCTCTTGTATGGCGGTTTCGATCTCCTTCGATCCTCCATATCCCTTGCTACCCGCATTGTAGCCCATCCCCAGTTGTACAGATACAACCCGGGGTGATACACTCGCGGTGCAGACAGAGTGAGAGGAGCCCAGCATGAAAACCGAAACCACCGACCGAATCGCCCAAGCCTTCATCGACCAACTCAAGAAAGGCAACGTCCCCTGGCGCAAGCCCTGGTCACCCGTCGCAGGCATCCCGCTCCACAACTACGTGAGCAAGCGCCCCTACAGGGGCATCAACACCCTGCTCCTGGCGATTGAGCAGATCGACAAGTCCTACAGCAGCCCCGCATGGACTACGTACAACGCAGCCCTGAAGCACCTCGGCTGGGACGGTGAAGGTGGCCGGGCCGGGGCAGCCAAGTGGCGACTGGCCAACCCAGGCAAGGGCGTCCGCAAGGGCGAGAAAGGCACCGCCATCGTGCTGTGGAAGCCGATCAAGGTCGATGACAAGGAAACCGGGAAGCAGAAGCAAATCTGGTTCAGCCGCCTCTTCTCGGTGTTCAACACCGATCAGATCGACGGGATCGAGTACGTGGCGCCCGAGCGGCCCGAGCCGATCACCGTGCCCGACGCCCTGAACAGCATCATCGACGGGTACAAGGACGGGCCCACCATCGTGCATGAGGAGCAGGACGGTGCCTTCTACCAGCCCAGCATCGACCGGATCACCCTGCCGCTCACGGAGCAGTTTGCGACTGTTAACGGGTACGCGGAGACCGTGTGCCACGAGTTGATCCACTCCACCGGGCATGAGTCACGACTGGCCCGGCTGGACGGCAGCGCCCGATTCGGCTGCAAGTCCTACGCGCAGGAGGAGTTGGTCGCCGAGATCGGTGCCAGCATCCTGGCGCAAGGCGCCGGGCTCACGCTGGACATTGAGCAGACCGCCGCCTACGTCGGCAACTGGCTGGCCGTGCTGGAGAACGATCACGGCCTGATCGTGAAGGCTGCTCAGCAGGCACAGAAGGCCGTAGACCGGATCACCGGGACGGTGGCCTTCCAGGCTGAGGGGCAGGACGAGGAACTGACCCAGGCCGCGTAACGGGCCGGGTGAGGGCGCCCCAGGGATTCGCTCCCCGGGGCGCTTTCCTGCTTCTGGCCTCAAAAAGCGGCCCGCCCCGGCGCACGGGGGAGAACGCGGGGGCGGGCTCTACTCGCAGCGGTCGCGAGACCATCAACCTACCGTCGACGGCGGTGGTTCGTCAACCGAGGGGCGCTTTTATAGCAGCGTCACCTGAATTGGCTTGGTGATACGCGCCGTGATGAGCGGCAGGTAGTCGTCCGTCATCTCGATGGCAATGCACTTGAAGCCTTCGACGATGCAGGCCTCGGCGGTGGTGCCCGAGCCTGCGAACGGCTCCAGCACCGTGCCGCCCGGAGGCGTGACCAGCCGGACGAGGTGGCGCAT